CTAGACAGTATTCTCTCTTACCGACAGTACATCCAGGATTTAGTCTCTGGAAATAGCCGTTGGCTTCGAAGGAGCAAGACTCTTGAGGAGACGTCTGCCTTAAACTTTGCTGGAAGACTCTACGTCCACGGTTTGAGACCCGCGGGCGAGGACATCAACCAGCTTTGTGTACAGCAGTGGGATCCAAACGTCGGTTCGTACTACGGTAGCATGGAGGTTTTTCACGAGGTCTCAGACCGCGTGTGGGCCGTCGGCTACTTCAAGTACTACCGCCCGGAGCTCGATCTAGGCAATCCAGAATTTTATTCTCTGGTAAACACCGTGCGCAGGAGAATCCTGCTGCATGGGGCCCGGATCAATCCGTCTCATCTCTACCAAATTTTGCCTTGGTCATGGCTAATCGACTGGTTTGTGAATCTCGGTTCTCTTATCGAGAACTTAGACGCACAGGCCAACGACTCGGTCGTGTCCAAAGACTTGTGCATTATGCGGGAGAAGATTACGCAAGTGCAATCTGTGCACTCTGCATACTTCTACTCCGGCACCGTGCAATTTACCACTTCACGGACGATTACGTCTAAACAACGTAATGTCGCAAGTAGTCCTTACGGTTTTGTTCTGGGGGGGGATCTTACCCCGTCCCAATGGTCCATACTCGGCGCTCTAGGTCTCTCGCGTAGCGTGAGCTTCGCGAAAGTAAATTGACCTGAGTTCTGGGTAATCGCAGAGATCTTTACCACCGTCACAGCTTTGTCAACTGGGCGGGTGGTCTCTGATTACAACGACTACTAACTCTGGAGGACAACTCATGTTTGCCGATCCAATTCCAAACATCACCTACGACAGCGTAGCTAAGACTCTTGCTCGTATCTCTAGCGTTGGGCAGAAATCAATCTACCAAACGTCAGATGGCTCGCTGGTCGCGACCGTTTCACACCAAAAATCTGGATCTGGAAAGATCCGATCGGTGTTTCGGCTTGACCGCAATGTCGACGTAAATTCGGACCTAGTCTTAGAGACCCAGTCCTGTTACGTTGTCGTCGAGCGACCCTTCACAGGGTTCTCGGAGACCGATACGATCAATATCGTCACGTGCCTTTGTAACGCACTGACGGCGTCTACTAACGCTGGCATCAAGAAGTTGTACGCTCAGGAGTCTTAACGACTCCCTAGTACAACTGTCAGGAGGTGACTTATGACATGGAAGAGATTCCTTAGTCAACTAGCTATGGTACTCGCTGCCGTTGCAGTGGAACGTCTAGTGATAGACTCTCCACTAACACCGGCGGAGCCCATGGTTAAACCGACCCGCCATGAGGCGGAACCGGAACCTAGTAGGCTTGGCTCACCCGACCTGCGCGAGTTTATTTCCTCTCGCCTTGGTAGGGGTGTACCTGGAATGTAAGTAATCGGCAGCGTGAGCTTGACCGGGGTTCCACCTATATAGGAGGCCTCCGTGAAAAGCAACGCAAGTGTTTACCTAGAGTTGCTGACGGCGATCTACAACGACGCTGTCAGACAGTGCCCTGCTGGTGTCTCCGATTTACGTGACCTAAGAACTATACGGTCACGGGTCGAATGCGAAGGGATCTCGTTTTTGACAATAACCCTTCCCGACTTCTGCAAAGGAGTTGAAGCTGCCCTTGAGAAAGGCGGATTTGATTCGTCCTGGAAGAGAAGCTATTTTCGACGCTTCAAATTCAGGAAAGGAGGCCCCGTTTTCTTACGAGGGTTCCTTAATCAGATATTCGACCATGGAGCTGGAGGAGAAGATGACACCTTTCAAATTTCAGGCGAAGCTTCTACCAGCGCTATTGAAGGTATTAGACAAATATGTCTGGCTTTCAAGAAGCTGGAGCTCGACTGCACCCCCGAAAGGGAACAGCGAGCAGCAGACGCCTTTGTCTCTGTTGAGCAAGCTTTTAGCGAATTTTCGCCATCCGAATCAGACGTCGCTCTATTTCATGCGGTGTCTGATGTGTTGTGGCCTAATGTTCTGCGCGATTTCACTCGCGCTGAGCTTCAGCCTCGACACGGACCCGGGGCAACCGAGGAACATATTTCCGGAAATCGGAAGTATAGAATCGGTCGCTGGCATGATCGCCTCGATAATTTCTTCCCTTTGTTTGATTGGGCCTTCGTTACGTCGGCCTGGTCGAGCAAAGAGATCGAGGAAGTCACGATCGTTCCGGAGGACGAAGAGCGGCCCGTCAGGGTCACGTTCGTCCCTAAGACGCTAAAAGCACCTCGAGTCATTGCGATAGAGCCCTTGTGCATGCAATACGCACAGCAGGGGATTCGAGACCATCTTTACAAGGTTATCGAGTCACACTGGATAACGGGCGGTCACATTAACTTTAGTGACCAGTCACGTAACCAGAGCTTAGCGATGACTTCCTCTGTCGACGGTCGGTTAGCAACGATCGACCTCTCAGACGCAAGCGATCGTGTTCCGCATGATCTTGCTATGGGAATGTTTCGCTTGGTACCGGACTTGTCTGGCGCCATTGAGGCATGTCGTTCACGATCGGCGCGGCTCCCTGATGGAAGGATTATTCCTTCTCTACGGAAGTTTGCGTCGATGGGTTCTGCTCTGTGCTTTCCAGTAGAGGCGATGTATTTCTACACGGTATGTGTAGTAGCCTTGCTGGAATTTCACCATCTTCCAGTATCTTTCCGCAACATCTTCGCGGTGTCGCGAGAGATATACGTCTATGGGGATGATATTCTGGTCCCCTCGACTACAGCAGAATTCGTTCTGGATAGGCTGCGTAAATACAACTGCAGCGTAAATCAAAACAAAAGTTTCTGGAATGGAAAGTTCCGGGAATCATGTGGCGAGGAAGTCTACAACGGGCATCGGGTTACACCCGTATACGTTCGTAAAACTATCCCTAGGACGAAGCGCGACTACGCTAGCCTTGTGTCTTGGTCAGCTACGGGTAACCTGTTTTTTAAGAAAGGTTATTTCACCGCAGCTGAGTTCTTGCACAAAACATGCGAGAGCATCCTCGGAATTTATCCCGAGATATCTGAGCGCTCGGCTGGTCTAGGGCGTATCTATAGACTTCGTACCATTAGACCTCGGAAGAGGTTTAATCGGAAGGTTCAACGCCTCGAGATATTGGCGTGGACCGTGAAGCCAGTGTATCGTCAAGATCCACTGGATGGGTATGCCGCGCTCTCTAAGTCACTCCTCTCTTTGGGGGCTTCGCAGCCCTCATCTGATTGGTGTAGCCTAGAGTCGTTTTCCAGAGGAGTTTTTACTTTTCCTAAGGATAAACGGC